TCAATTTGACAACTCTAAGGAACTTGATGTAACAGGCAAGATGGCATGGTATGTTGAACTTCAACATACGAAAATCACTGAAGTATGCAAAGAACCCTTACTTGCGAAGGGCCCGACAAAGACTGATTACACGTATTGTGTAATGCAATATCCAATGCAGAGCGTTCCTGGGTACTGTGGGAGTGTAGTGATAGCAAATACAGCACATTATTCAGGAAATATTCTTGGCATACATATGGCAGGTTACACTTGTAGTGATCGAAGTTATGGTCAGATCATAACATTTGAAATGATGGAAGGACTTAGTGAACAACTTTCTAAACATGTTGCATTTAAACAAGTGGAGATGTGTAAATCTATTACTTTATTAGATAACCAGTTTAATAAAGTAGGTAACATCCCACATAATTTATATGCAAAAGGTACCACGAAAATACGTCCATCTCTTTTTCATAATAAAATATTTGTAACACAGAAAAAGCCAGCATTTCTAGGAATGCATAATGGCGAACATGTTATAAATAAAGCAATGAAAAAATATATGGAGCCTTCAATTTCGGTTTCGAGCGATAAAGAAGCAGTATTTCGTGGTTGTTTAATGCACAAGTTTGCGACGCCCCGGAAAATACGACAACTCACGCACAATGAATCTATAAGTGGAATAGAAGGTAGTGAATATATTGTTGGTATCAATCGTACTTCGAGTGCAGGTTATCCTTTTAACCGGTATACAAACGGTAGAAGAGGAAAATCAGCTTTCTTAGGCGAAGATAACAACTGGATTTACGACCATCCATTCCTTAATAGTGAAATTGACAAATACAGGACTAAAGCACAAAGTAATATTCGTCCAGAATGTTATTTCGTGTCCACAGCAAAGGATGAATTGAGACCTATTGAAAAAGTAGACGCTGGAAAATCCAGAGCTTTTGCCGCAGCACCACTACACTATGTAGTTTTGTTTCGACAGTATTTCTTGGATTTCTTTGCAACTATTATGGAAAATAAAGTCTTTAATTCATCTCTCATCGGTATAAACCCTTATTCAGCTGATTGGGATGTGCTGGCGTTGAAATTATCATCAATAGCACACCCAAAATCTAAACAGTTCATCGCAACAGATTTCACTAATTGGGATGGAACTTTGAATAGGGATTTATTATGGATCATTTTTGAAGTACTTGAAACACAGTATAGAAGAGATGATCCTGTTTCGCGCGCATTGTGGCAAGAGATTGTTACCTCACGACAAGTTTTTGGAAATGTTATCGTACAGATTGCAAGAGGACAACCTTCAGGGAATCCTGGTACTGCTATAATTAATACTATGTATAATTATGGAATTACATACTTGTGTCTATATGATATGTTGACAGAAATTAATTCATCCGAGGCGAGAGCATGTATTGAAGATCTTCATACACGTTTTTACGTTGCTATTTATGGTGATGAC